GGCTAACATGATGAGAGAAGGTATGCACCCACTTGACGAAGCTGATGCTATTAATCAGGTCGCACAAGATGGGGAATATGATTATGACCAGATTGCTGCTAACTGGGGACAGACTAGAAAATGGGTTATGCAAAGAGTAGCCTTATCTGAACTGTCCGATAAAGTTAAAGAAGGCTTTAGAAATAAAGAATTTGGTTTATCCATTGCACAATTATTTACAAATGTAGATCAAGAAACACAAGACAAAATCTATACAGATTGTAATGGTTACTTTGACTATGATGACATCAAGCATGATATTGGTAATGTAAAAATATCTAGGCAAAATGTTATTATTCCTGAAAAGCACAAGCTATTTAAAGAAATTGAGTTTGATGGAGATTTATTTAGCGACCATCAATATGTAGCTAACATGGATAGCTTTTTAGCTTTACAAAAACAGTTTGTTGATGAAAAAGCCAAATATTATGATAAGAAGTTTAAGGATTGTACTGTTATTGACAGACACCCTTCAGATGTAAAAGGATTGCTTAAGAATTTAATACAAGTGTATCAGCATGAAATTGAGTCTGAAAAACTAGACCCAAAAGATATTCATGTTGTTATCCAATATCAGCCATTAAGAGGTGTGTTTTGGGTACAGAAATACAAAAGCAAAATAGAAATGTCTCAAAAGGAATTAGATGCTATTGAGAATGGAGAGATTCCTGAACTCACACTAGCTGATATGTCTAACCCTCAAAGAGAACTAACAAATGAAATGTATGAAGATACTTTACGTCAGCATTTCTGGAATGATGACATATTCAAACATTTAGTAACTGATAGTAAACATTATGTGTTAGCTACATTATGTAATCAAATGTTTGATATTCGTGATATTAATACAAAGAAATACACAAATGTTACTTGGAATAAAGCTCAATTAACGGAGGATTACTATGATTACTTTGATGAAATTGCTAAAGACCTTGTTGTTTTTTGTAAGAAAGCTAAACATACTACTCTCCAATATTTTCTTACTAAAACAGAGTCTGATCTCATTGCTATACTTTATAAAGGGATTGTTGCCTCTATGGATCAGAGCCAGATTTTCTCGGCACAGAAAAACATATATGGTGCGTCTGTTGCCAAAGACTGGTTTAAACCATCGGAAGAATGGTTAAATAAATATAAAATAACTCAGTTACGTTTACTTGCTAGTAAAATTAAATGTGACTTATTACCAACTGACAACAAGAAATTAGTTATCGATAAACTTGTTCGTGCCTTTGAAGAAGGTGCAGTATTCGATCCAATAAAGTTTCTTGATACTGTCAAATAGAACCCGTCGGTAGGTACTGGTATGGAAAGATGCCGTACCGAATTAGTGGTATCAGCTAAGTAGCCGAATCCAGCTTGAAAGAGCCTAGATGTTTACTTGTCATACAACGAAGTCTAGGAAGCAAACCTGAGAACGCTGACTAAGTTTATTCCAGGTGTAATGGGCAAACTAAAAAAAAGCCACTAATTACTTTTATATATTCCCCAATAGGCTATCAAACTGGCTTCAGCAATTCCATCTTGGTTTTTCTGTTGCCAGAGATGGCTACCATTGGGCATTAACTCTGATGCTCTTTTTCTAGCATGGTCTTTATCAGCAGTACAATTAAGGTCTTTCTTCCAAGTTCTTGATGCTACTTCTGTATATGACCAGCCTCCAGCTACTAAAAGACCTAAGTAAACACCATAACCCATGCCAGTAGCAAATGTACTTACCAGTCCTTGTTGTGGCATTGCTTGTTGTTTCTCTATATATACATGGTCAGGATCATGTTCATCTAACATAGCCATTAATGTCCACATATCTAGGAATCTTTTAGTCTTGGCTTTAGTCTTTAACTGGAATATAGGTGCTTTTTCAGCATGAATTGTTTTATTCTCATTGTTGAAAAAGGATAATCCTCCTGATAACCCAGGATCAATTCCGCATATTATCATTTATCGCCTCCACATTGATTTGACAGTTGAGGGCTTCTGCCCAACAATACAAATTAAATGCTGTTGGCTTTCTGTTTCCAGTTTCCCATTTCGCTACTAATCCAGTAGCACAACCTATTATATGGTCTAGTTCATTTTGTGAAATTTCTAGTTCATATCGTCTGGTGGTAAACTGAGAGATTACATCAGTAATCCATTCTTGTTCTTTAGTTTGCATATCACACCTCTTATGTGAATATGACTAGATAACTAGGCATAAATCAATAGTACTTGACTTCCGTGACTAAATAACTATTCTTAACATATTAATTGGTATGGAGGTGCAACCCATGTTTGATTATAAAGACTATCCATTAGAGCTTAGAATTTCTAGAGCTACTGTATTAAAAGCTAGAATGATACTTGAGCAAATACAAAATAATAGAAACAATCATAAATGGTTAAGATATACTAATTCAACAAGAACACGATTTCATTTTGCAACATGGATCGTCCATTCTTTTTATTCTAACAGAGCTATAACACCAGCAATTATAACTGCTGAAATGGGAGTGAGTCGTAAAGCTATTAATGAAATAGTAAGTGTTTGGGAAGCTGAAGGCTGGCTTTACAAAGAAAAAGGTACTGGCATAGATGTTCATAAGGTGTTTTTGCACCCTTCCGATGAAATAATTCATATAAATGATGAGTGGTTTCAATGGTATGAATCAACTATCTTGCCAATGATAGTTAAATCTTTTAATTTACTTCAATCTTCTACTGTAGATAGAAGTGAACTACAGTATGACTCACAATTCAATAGCACCTCAAGTACAAACTTAAGTGGTATTGAAGATAATGTTGCTTCTTTTATTCTTAAAAGTTCGAAGAAACAAAGAGGCAAGGGATAAATACATTTTAGGTGCATGATGTCAGATACTATTGGGAGGGTACATGACTGGGTTCTCCAAACCCTAAATAAAAAGGGCTGGAGTGCTAGAAAGTGGGCTATGGAATCAGGAGTAGCTCCAAGCACCTTACAAAGATTTATAAAAGAAAAGCCCTGGTGTTTATCGCAAACTGTAATTTCCAAATTAGGTGCAGTAAGCAAATCATACCCAGACTTTCCTAATCCGACAGCTCTTGTTTCCAAAGTTAAAACATTACCAATTATGGTATATAAAAAAGGTGCGTTAATGGAAACAGATAAAACAATAGTCACTACAGAAGATATATCTCCTAGAGCTTTTGCTATTCCTGTTCAATGGAACACTATGGACTTAGCTGGGTATCATGTAGGAGATACAATAGTTGTTGATCCTGACATAAAGCCAAAAGATGGAAAAACAGTATTAATACAATTTAAGAATAAAATACAGATTATGGAATACAGAACACCATACTTGCTCCCTAGATCGGCACAAAGCCAACAAGAAATAGATGTAGGATTAGTAGATATAATGGGAGTTGTTGTTCAGTTAATCCGTAAGGTCTAAAAAAATTTAATTATAATGCCGATTTATCTAGGCAAATGAGGTGTAACATGAATAGAATGACTAGAAAAGACGTTAAATGGTTTGCAGAGGAAATTGCTCCAATGATCTATCCACACGATATGAAAGAGTTTGCAGAAAAGGTTAAAGCCAAATCAAGAAATAGCAGATTCGATATGGATAAGTTCTTGGACGTTTCAAAACTATCTTGGGAAGGTCGCAACAGTCCATATGCTCAAGAGGACTGGTTATCCAATGATTTAGATAAACAATATCAGGAAGGAAAGCATAATGGCACTCACACAAAAGCAGCTTAGTGAACGTAAAAACTTTATAGGTTCATCTGAAGCTAAGATTATAGCCGATGGTTCATTCTCTGACTGGGCAAAGCTCATATCAGAAAAAAAAGGTGAGCAAGAACGTCTTGTTACCAAACAATTACAGTTTCTGTTTGATACTGGTAATTTCATGGAGCCGTATGTTCTAGACAGCTTCGCAAATATTACCGATCTTAAAATAGGTGCTAGAGGAAGTGGTAAAACAATAGATTATCATGGTGTACCAATACACTCTACTTATGATGCTATTGCCTCAGATGGAAACCCAGTAGAAGCTAAAACTCATTGGGGTTTTATGACTATGGAAGAAATATGTGATCTTTATGCTCCACAATGTCAACATCATATGCACACAAGGGCTAAAGATCATTGTTATATAGCCGTGTTCTTTGGTGTTCATTGCCGTATGGAATACAGAAAATTACAGAGAGATGATGCATGGCTTGAGATGTATTTGGACCAATGTAAACAGTTTTGGCTTTGGTACACAAAAGACATTATGCCTGATGCATTTGAGATGCTACCTCCAGTCGATTGGACAGATCAAATTACCATTAATATGTCTGACTTAGAATGTTGGGACAATCAGATGCAATCTGAAATGAATCTCAATGCCCAGGATATTATTGAAGCCTCAAAAGCCAATAAGATTGCTGATACGGCTAAAACAGAAATCAAACATTATTTACCTGCAAATTGTCGCAAGATGGTCTTGGATTTGTCAGGTAATCTACAAGGCGACAAGATAATCGTATCTCGTAGCAAGACCAATACAATCACACTTAAACATCAACCTAAAAAGGAAAAAAGAGATGGCAACTAAAAACTCAGCTAAATCGGTTTGGGCTACCTTGTCTGCAATAGACGTATCAGACCATATAGATAAGAAAGGTCAATTCAGTTATGTTTCATGGGCATGGGCTTGGGCATTAGTCAAGCAACATTACCCAACTGCTACATTTGAAAAGCATACCTTTAGTGACAACCAAGACAACATATTACCATTTATGAGAGATTCTCTCACATATACTTATGTGTCTGTGTCAGTAACTATTGATGGTATTACTCAATCAGAAATTTATCCAGTATTAGGCAATAGAAATGAGCCTCTAAAAGCAGCAACATCATTTCAAGTCAATACTGCCTTACAAAGAGGTCTTGTTAAATGTTTAGCTTATCACGGACTAGGCACTTCCATATATGCTGGAGAAGATTTACCAGTAATGGATAAAGATTATCTTGATATTAAGAAAGCTACTAAAAATGAACAAGATCATGCTCATTATCAACGTATAGATTCAGCATTAGGTGCTTGTAAGGATAAAGAAGAACTTGCTACAACTTGGAAAGCAGAAGCTCCAATAATAAATAAATTAGATGCTAAAATTGTTACCAAGCTTCAAGGTCATTACAAAACCTATCTCAATAAGATTAAAGCTGCTGCTTAATGAGAAATTATTATGTCATTGTTGAAGATATAAAAGTGTCAAAAGAACAGTATCAAGCTTTGAGAAAAATAGATTTTTTAATTGAAGAAGATACTGGGAAACCATTACCTGAAGGAATTGAATTAAAAAGAAATTTTCTTCAGAATAAAATTGATGATGGCACTTTAAATATCTTTGGCTTTATGGACGAGGATAGAGATGGATAGACGATACCCATTATCGTATCTTTTAGAGACTTTCTGTGGTTTAGATTCAAATATAAAGAATCTAAATCGCTGGAAAGCTTTACTAAGAAAATCAACTGTGCCAATAATTCTAGATAGTGGTAATTGGCTAATTAAAGAAAAAGACTTTTATAACTTCTTGAAGGGTAGGGAACATTGCTTCAAGTACGAAAAAGAAAAAATAGAAAAAACTTATATATTCAAGGAACAATCCAAACTCCAAACGGAAGCTTCAGGGTTAAACAGTCTGCAAAAACTACTAGCCGTCAAGAAGCAGAAAAACTTGCTCATGAAATCTATGGAAAAATCATAGATCAAAGTTATGGACGAGGACACTCCACAAACTATTGCTTTAGAGATGCTACGATTGATTACCTCAATGCAAAAGAGTCAATCGATCCATCAACCGAAGCAAGAATACGATTTCTTAATCAACATTTCGGGAATACCCGTTTGTCTGACATTAACAATGGAATGTTCAACACGATACTTAATAGAACTAAGCCAGGAATCAAGCCCTCTTACTTTAATAGACTCAGAGGAACACTCACGGCAATTCTTAAATACGGCTCCAAACAAAGAAGCCCAAATATTACCATTCAAAAAATTGAAGGACGACAAGTAGAAAAGCCAAAACCAGTCTACTTGTCTTATGAAGAACAAGAAAGATTAATCAATGCTTTTAACCCAATTCTCCAACCACTTATTATTTTCCTTTGCTATTCAGGAGCTAGAATTGGCGAAGCCGTCTGTCTATTATGGAAGGACGTTGATATGGATAAACGGACTGTCACATTCTGGGACACCAAGAACGGCGATTTTAGGTCTATCCCAATGCATGAAAGAATATACGAAAGTCTACGTTTGCTTAACAGAGAACGGGAAGGTCCAGTATTCCTATCAACTACACTCAAACCCTTTAGGTATTTCTATACAAGACTCGGTAACCCTTTGGACAAAACTCATACAAGGGCTGTCAAAAGTGCCTTGGGTGAAAACAGAAGATTTAAAGTTCACAACTGGAGATCACATTGGGCATCTACCCATGCGTTAGCTGGTATTAACGACAAGAAGCTAATGGCTCTTGGTGGCTGGAATGATTCAAAGTCTGTAACTCATTATATCAGGTTAAACCCTGAACATTTAAGAGACGATATTAACAAGATGAAATAACCCTCACGACAGTAGTGGGGAAGGAGAGTAAAATGCCTAACACATATCAAATTGCAAGTATGGAAAAATTATTAGATTGGCTTAAAACTTGTCCTAATGAAACTTACATTTCCTCACTACAAGGAAATCAGCTCCATGTTAAGTTTTATGTGCCAATGTGCAAGAATGATGAAAAAACGCCTTGATTTAAGAGCCATACAGTAGGGTTAACGATAGACTCATGTATGATTGTACCCTTTAAAATGGAGAAAATAATGAAGAATCAATATAAAGTAACAACTAGTTGCACATTAATATCAGAATATGAAGTTTATGCTCATTCTGAAGAAGAAGCAGAAGAAATATACCTTGATGGTGACTTTGAAAAAATGGAAATGGTAGATTTTAAAGATGAAAGGATTGATACCATTACAAAAGAAATTGTCCCCAAATTGTCCCCAAATGCCGATGACTAGATAGTTCGTCTATATAAAACAATGACTTAGGTACTATGTAGTTGACATCGAAGGGGTCACTGGTTCAATCCCAGTTAGTCCCACCATCTATTCAAAAAAAAGACCCAAATGTTAGGCGTACTAACACTTTGAGCCTCTTTTCCCCACTACTGCCGAGTTGGGCAATATTTAGATATCTAATCATATTTGACGTATGAAGCTCAATTCACATTACTTTTGTGTCCCCAAATTGTCCCCATTTATGTGAATAGTAAAATAAAGGGACAGACTTAACATTAAATCTATCCCTTTGAAGGTGCAGTTAAACAATACTAAATTAAACGAAATAGAGGTATTCACATGGAAAATAAGATTAAACAATCATGTATAGAATGTGGTGTAGACGTACTTGTGACTAAATATGAAAAAGCAAAGCTTTGTGAAGCTTGTGGATTTGAAAAACGAGCAATGGTAACAGAATTAAAAAAAATACCAATGGAACTTCAAGCTAGACCTTTAAGGGATATAGAAGAAGAAGGTTCTTTTGAAGATATAGCATTTGATCCTGATGAGGGTGTTATGCATAGATCAAGACCATCATCAGCAATAGGAGTTAAAAGTAGCTTAGGTACTCTCTAACATTTCTAATGCTGTTTTCCTTGTTTCATAGCATCGTCTATCCCAACCTTTACCAAACGTATCATAGGTACTTAATGTTCTGTAAAAGCTTGATCTTTGAGCCGTATAGACTTCTATGACACCTTTAATTGAAGTAGGGTAGTTCTCAACAGCTTGTAATGTAGAAGGACCTATATGACCATCTACTGATGTTTTAAGAAATCCTTGCAATACTTTAGAAGCTCTTGATACACCAGCATTAACTGCAAAATCAAATACTGCCCAATCCAATCCACTAGGCAATTCATCGCCTTTAACTTTGTCCCAGTATTTTCTTTTATATATATCGCCTACAGCTTCTAATGGCATATCCTTTACTTCTTCTTTAGTACATTTTCTACCAAGATAAGCCTCATATACCTTTTTGGTTACTCCATAGTTAGTAGCTCCTCCTGGGTCTTTAGGGTGATCTACATAACCTCCTTCATGTTTTAGAACTAGCTCTAATGCTTTATCAAAGTTACCTATCATTTTTTTAACTTTGCTATAGATTTTAGCCCAAAGCTTGCAGCTATTGAGGCCAAAATCCCGTAACTTAACCATTCAGGACAATCTTCTCTTAAAAACTTAAAGCCATCAGATATGTATGGTTGTAGAGCTGGAATGAAGCACGCAAAAATTAAAGAGATAAAGCAAATAGTCCATGCTTCGTCCTTCCAACTATTGTCAGAAGCGTCCATTGCTTTTTCGTCCCATGATCCTTCTTGCTCAACACGTTTTACTTGTGCTTGTACTTTTGCAACTTCTAATTGTTGTTTGGCTTTGGCTTTCTCTTGTTTGCCTTGAAGCCAAGTCGTGGCAATATTGGCTATTGGTCCCAGTAGTTGTATCATTCTAAACTCCCTTTAATATTTCGTTTAAACCAAAACCTTCAAGCAAAATTAAAGTGAAGAATAATAACAAGATTCCACCAGCTATAAGCTTTCCACTAAAATTTGTTGATCCGATTTTAATAGCCACAAACTCATTGCCTAATATTCGCAAAGACAATTCAAAAGAGTTCTGACCTATATCCAAATTAACAATTTTCTTTTTATCTTCTGTCATTTTGTAATGCTCCTTAAACTTTCCATTACTTTATCTATTGAGGGTTCTTTACTATTTGGATTTAAAACGCATTTGTATTTTCTAGGACAGCCAATATGAATATCGGTAAACTCTATTTCATATGTTTTTTGAGAACCTACATAGATACAAGCCATCTTATCCTTCAAAACTTTTTGTTTCATTAGTCTGCAAGTTGTCATGGTAGGCAGAGATATTGTTCCATTGTTAATCATTTGTTGCCTAGTCAATGGCTTGGTTACAAATTTATACGTATCTGCCATAGCTCTAAACGTCATAACAACGGCAATTATAAATACAGCTATTACACAAAAAACAATTCCCATTGTTTGTAAGGTATCTATAATATCTTTTTGCTTTTGCCTTGCTTCTATTCTTTGTAGCTTTTGAGTTTCTTTAGCCTGGTTAATTCTATTAGCCCGTTCAGCTATAATCTGATCCCATGTAGTCGGACCAAATCTCATGTTCAACATATTCTTTAACTCTTGTCTTTTTTCTTCTAAAAGTTTTCTGTCTATAAAATCTGATGCTGTGGATTCAATTCCAAATTGTTCTTTAATACCAAGACCTTTACCTGAAGCTTTATTCATTTGAGCTTCGCCCTCAAAAAAGCCATCAATCTGTTTAGCTATGCCTGAGATATCGTTTACTGTTTCTATATTTGATTTTATAAAATCGACTGATTTTTTAATAAGGGCTATGCCAGTTAAAGTAGCTGTTACAAATTCCATTAGCTACCTCAAGAGCAACCCTGCCATCATTAGTATCATAGTACCTGCTGTACCAATCATAATTGCTTCAATGCGTTTGATCCGTAAGATAGTTTCTTTCCATCTCTCAGCACATACTGCTTCGTGTGTATCTAGTTCAGCCTTAACAGATTGGATACTTGGTTTAGCCATCATGCACTCTCCAATGCTGTAACTCTGCTAATCAAATCAGCAATCTGTGTTGATTGTGTTTTGTTTTCTGTTTCTAATGCTGTTACTTGTGCTGATAATTCTTGAATTGCTTTTGTTAAGAATGGTATAAGTTCACTTTCAGCTAATCTTTGTCTTTTATCTTTACCTGCTTCTAGCCAAAGACCTAAGCCATCTTTAATATCATATTTATCTATAACTGCTTTAACTTCTTGTGCTATAAAACCATGATTATATTTACCATTCATAACTCTTTCATCAGAATCTTTATCGTAACCTTCCATATCTTCAGGAATGTCTTTTTCTTTTTTCCATTGAAATGTTACTGGTCTAAGTTCATTAATAAATGCAAGACCTACAGTTTCATCTTTAATATCTTCTTTTAATCTTTCATCTGATGGTGCATTCCAACCAGTTCCTCCGAAACCTATACTAGTATCTACCGAACCTTGACCGAATGTAAATGTTTGATTGCCTTGCCCTGCTGCGTTATAGCCGATAACAATTTCGTAATCTATACTGCTTGAACTTGTTTTAGAATAATTACCAATTAATATATTTTGACCACCAGTTTGCAAAGCTGTTGAGTATGTTCCTGATTGATACCCAATCTCAATATTGTTAACACCAGTTGTTAGTCCTTGCCCTGCCTGATAACCGATTGCTGTATTACTGTCTCCAGTAGCAACTTCTAATGCTTCTCTGCCAATGGCTACACAGCTATCAGAACCATTACCACTATACAAAGCCTGCCAACCGATAGCAACATTGTTATTGCCATTATTAGTATAGCCTGCCTGCCAACCAATAGATACGTTATTACTTCCATCTGTTTGACTATACATAGCTTCATGTCCAATCGCTACGTTTCTAACTCCAGTATTAGTTGCATTACCAGACTGAGAACCAATTAGAGTATTAGATGTACCAGTTGTTACTGCACCTCCTGCCGAATAGCCTATGGCTGTATTGTGAGAATCTGTAGCAGATGTAAAGTTTTGAGCATTTAAAGAAAATGCACCTAAAGCAGTTGACTTACTTCCTTTAGTATCTGCCGTTTGAGATTGATACCCTACTGCTACATTATGGTCAGAATCAATTAAAGCATCTCCTGCTAAAGCACCTATAAAAGTGTTGTCTGTGCCAGTCGTTATAGCAGTTCCTGCTTCATCACCAACAAGTACGTTAAATTCACCACCACTAGCTACTGAATCACCTGCATTGACACCTGCACGATAATTAGATCCGCCTAATGTATTAGTAAAAGGTTGCTTTAATATATTTGCTGTATCTGCTGCTTTGGTCATTACTTACTCTCCAATGCTTTAATTCGTGTTTCAAGTGCATCATTTTTAGCTGATAATTCTTGTATGGCTTTTGTTAGTAACGGAATCAATTTAGATGGGTCAATACCTTGTGGAGCAATCTTTGATGCTTCTTTTACATCTCCTACTTTTTTGCCTTTAGGTATTTCATCACCATCAACATAAAGCACTTCTTCTGTCATGGCATCTTTTTCGCCAACTACAGCTTCAGGAATAACTTCTGCAACTTCATGTGCTAGAAAACCATGTATTAATGTACTATTTTTATCTTTTTTCCAACTAAACTTTTTAGGTTTTAACTCTTTTACTTTAGCAGTAGCATCTGTTAAATCTGTTATATTATTTTTTAATCTATAATCTGAAGATGTGTTGAAACTTGTAGTACTGCCAGTAAAGGTAACACTACCCACAGTATTACCATCACCATCTACAAAACTTAGGAAGATACTTGTTCCTGTTCCATCATCATCACCAATTTGCATATAAATACCATACCTGTTAGCATTATCTCCGTCATTGTATACATACATAGCATAATCTGATGCTCCATTATGAAGTATTGTTTGCCTACCATTTACTGTTATTCCATGTGTAGTCGTAACTAACTTTTCAGAATTGTCATAATAAAGACCTACAGCACCATTTGCTATACAAGCAACAGCATTTTCACTGCTATTAACATTCATATAAGCATTAGCACCACTTTGAACTATAAGATTACCAGTTGTATTATTAACATAACTATTTGTACCATCGTGATATAGTTGTAAATCCGAACCTGCACCAAGTTTAATCTTGTCATCATCACCCATATTTAAATGAGTAGCTAAAGTTGTTTCTCCAGTAACTCCTAGTGTACCTCCAATAGTTATAGCACTATCAAAGCTACCACCTGCTGTTTTGCTTACTGTATCTGCCACAGAAAATACATCATACACAACAATAACAACCAGGTCTGATACACTAGCACCTTGAGCCAATACAACAGATGTACCACTTGTACTTGTATAGTCTGCACTACCTAGTAATACACCATTCTGAAATACATCTATGTAGTTTGTATCTGCATAGGATAGAGTTACACCCTCTGTAGAACTGCCAGTAAATGTAGTCTGATTAGCAGTTGCAGTATAGGTGTGAACTCGCCTTACTCCGTTGCTTGGACTTGTGCCAATATATGCCATTGATTATTTCCCTTGTGCTTCTTTCCATGTCTTGTAATTAGCTTTGACTGTATCTGTCCAAGCTGCATTTGCTATTGCTTTTACTTCTGTAGCTTCACTTGATATATCTGAATCCGGATAAATAACATGCCTATGCCTTGACCTACTAATTTCTGTGCCATCTTCTTTAATGACTGTATCTGTCGCAACTTGTATCGCCCAAGTCTTAACTACCTCAATTTTTGGTATTTCTATTGATTTTGTTATTGCCATTATATTCCCTTTCTATACAACGTAAACTACACTAAATGATAAATAGAAGTTACTTACTGCATTATGAGTAATCTCTGCCCACCCAGCATTATGCTTACTTGAGTAAAATGATGAACCAGTTCCAGCAACATAAGGTGATATATTTGAAGAATCAACATCCATAGACACCCCAACATAGGTCATAAGGTTACCAGTTGCTTGATTATCAGCACCAGCTTCAAAAGGCAATCCAGTTATTCTAACCCCCCCTGCTGCTCCACTTGTATTTTTATTTGATAATTGGACATGGGCATAAACCATTCTTCCAATTTTCGTATAAGTTCCTGCTTCGGAAACTGTTGAACTTGGATTTGAAGTAGAGCCAGTAACAGTACAAGTCCAAGCACCTTCTTCATAGTCATCTTGTAAATTAGATGCAGTAGCAGTAGTTACACCAAGATGAACACCTTTACCAGATGCACCAAAGACAATGTTATCTGATAATGTAGACACACCAGTAACACCTAACGTACCACCTATAGTTGTATTGCCACTTATCGTTGCACTATCAACACTAATAGACGTAGGAAATACATCTGTTATGGTTTGTCCAACATATCCCATATTAACTCCTATTCACTAATAGCATCAACTACCGATACCCAAACATCAGCAGAACTTGCAGTATTACTTTTTACTTTGAGTGCATCACCAGACACCATTACTATTTTTGCACCACCATCAAGAACTTGCAAAGCACCTCCTACTGGTATTGGTGCATCTTTAACAATGTGTATGTCGTTTGATCCATCATTAATGTAAACTTCTACTGTTATCTGTGATGAATGAACATTTGCTACTGTTATGCCGACTATGGCATCATATGAGTTTGCAGTCCTTAATGTAGTAGCACCAGTGCCTACTGCATTTGCTGTGTTTCTTTCAAAATCTTGTGCCATTTATTACTCCTTTAAAGTGCAATCGCCATAGCTGTAGCAAATCCTTTTGATGCTTTAGCTGATATTGTTCCTATGTTACTTGCTACTGTATTCACATTAGCTATTGAACCTGCAACAGTTGATATGTTGCTGTTAGCACCTGCTACTGTAGAAATATTACTGTTAGCACCAGCTACTGTGGTTACGTTACTTGCGATACCAGCAACAGTCGTTACATTGCTTGCAACTCCAGCTACTGTTGTAACATTACTGGCAATACCAGCTACAGATGCAATGTTGGTTACTACACCTGATGCTCCAAGAGTAGCCATGTTAGTTACGTTTGCTGATGTAGCTAATAAATTTAAATCAGTAACAATATCGCTTGTAGCAAGTGTATTTAAATCACTTACAATGTCGCTTGTTGCTAATGTATTTATATCGGAAACAATATCGCTTGTTGCCAGGGTATTTAAGTCTGAAACAATATCGGAAGTTGCAAGTGTGTTTAAATCAGAAACTATATCACTAGTAGCTAATGTATTAAGATCGCTTACTATATCACTTGTAGCCAACAAATTTATATCAGTTACAATGTCAGATGTTGCCAATGTATTTAAATCAGCTATTACATCTGATACTGCCAAAGTATTCATATCGGATATAACATCACTTGTTGCAAGTAAAGCCATGTCAGCTATCACATCTGCGTTTCCTAATAATGCCATGTCTGTAATTACATCAGAAGCTGCTAAAGCATTAATATTTGTAATTGCACCAGCAACACTTGTTACATTAGAGCTAATGCCAGCTACTGTTGTTACGTTAGATGCAATTCCAGCTACTGTAGTTACGTTAGCTGATATACCAGCAACTGTTGTAATGTTTCCTGATATTGCAGATACTGTACCCGTGTCAGCTACGTCTCCTCCAATTTCAGCATCTCCAGTTGAATCATTAAAAGCCAAATATTTACCTCTACGAGATACATTAGTTGGTAATGTTATTGAATTTAACGTATCAGTAGTCGGCATACTTAATGCTCTAGCATTATTAGTTTCAACTTGTTGCATTACTGCATAAACTTTATCTAATTCAGTATTTAAACTTGATATATTAAAAGGACCCGATGTGGCAAAGTCACTTGTTCTTACTATAGGTATATCTCTTGAAATTGTTACAGTAGAACTGGTGTAAACTGATCCTAATGTAATATATCCACCAGAGAACCCATCATCTACGGCTGTGCCTGATACTGCAAATGTACCAGCACCTGTGCCTCTAGTTATTACAGTATCAACACCAGCACTACTGGTTATTGTTACATCAATATCATCAAGGGCAAAGAAGGGAAAATCAATAGTAAACTGTGTGGAGTCTGCTGTGTTGCCTCCACCACCTATACTATGTTGTATTCGTGCATCGTTGTCTGCAATAGATATAGTAGCCATAATTATAACCTTTACTCATATTGCACCTTCTTGTTAATTCACATCACTTAGAAGCCATGATTTCGTCCCATATAGGATCAAGATAAGGTAAGTTACCCGTAGGCAATATAAACCTTGCACTTCTAAGAGTTTTATCATCAGCTTCGCCAGTTAATACATCTGTAGCAACGCTACCAGCAGTTGTAATATTACTTGCAGTAGGACCAAATATAGCACCAAGTTTAGCACCAATAGGAAGATACCCTTCCTTTTTACCCATCATTGGTCTCAGACCTAATCTCCAATCAGATAATTTTTCAATACTGTTATTAACATCTGTAAACCAACCTAATGCACCACTTCGATCTACTGCATCAATTAATAACTCAGTATAAGTTTGTTCCTTATCTATTCCATATTGTATCTTTTTTGTTTCATTTACTATAGAGGCTAAAGCTACAAGTAGCATTGCACCTTGCCAAAATGACGCATCTTTTTCTTGAAGTCCCGAAGTTAACAATCTAACTGTAGCTCCTTGACCATAACCTTTGAATTGAGTAATTAATGAACCAAACTCAGTTGATGTCCATAAAGCTCTGTCTCCAGCTCCTGGGGTTATAATAGTTCTTTCAACAGATTGATTTAGTGCATTACGAAATTTTCTAACCATCATAATATCAGACCAATAATCAGTATTAGCAACCCATTCCCCATCTATTTTTTGACCATTGGCTTTAATCATTTTCTGCATACGGGCATGGTCATTTGCATCAATACCATTAGCAAGTAACTTACGTCTGTCTGTCTTACTTAATTTAGTCCAATCAGACATAATTGCACTTGTCATACGAAGGCTTATTATATTGCCAGAAAATTCTTTCATGGCTTGGTTCCAATAGTTTAAACCATTAATCAAAAAGAATATTCCAGTTGATTGATTTAAAGCTCTTTCAATAGCAAAACGACTACCAAATAAATCTCCTATATCAGAAAAGGAATTAGCACGAAGTCCTAATGTTGCGTCTACAGCTATACTAGCTTGTCTTAGTTCTCTTAATTGTAGGCTTTTTAATAATTTTCTGTTTTGTTTAAACATATTACGAAAACCATGTTCGTAAACATTTTTTAAACCTTCAACCATTACTGGTCTTACAATATCAGGTATTGAAGAAACTGCTGCACCACCCATGCCAACAAGAACATTAAATGATTTCATCTGCCTTACAAATCGGCTAGTCATGTTATGAGGGTCTTTAGAAGCTCCGTATGTTCCTCTAAGTCTATCTCTTAACCCCTTTATATCTCTTAAATCATCTGCCAAACCTTGTTTTAGCTTTTGCCTCTCAGCAGTAGTGGGGGCTTTTTTGATTAGTTCGTCATATTCTTCTGCTATCTGTTTAAGAATTTTCTTCATTGATATATCGCCAAAACTTCTTGTTAACTCAATATCAATGCCCATAGTTTTAGTATGATGTCTTGCCAAAACCTCTATATCGTTTTCTAAAAATTCTTCTATAACTTTATCAGGTATGTCATATTTTCTTGCTTTAGTACCACTTGCTTGTGTAATCCAGTCAATTTGGCTTGATGCACCTTCATCTAAATCAAAAAATGGCTTACTTTTTGTGTAATCCATCATTACATCTATAGCAAAATCATCGCCTTCTTTTTTACTAGATTGGTATGCTTGTTGATGCCATGTACTAACTTTGTTGATAAACCTGGATTCATTAGCCATAACCTTATCAATTCTAACTAATTTAGGCACATAACCTAATGCTGTATTTAATAAAACACCACCTTGTTTAAGGGAAGCTAATCTTCTTTCTGCTTCCATTACTTGGTCAGGTCTAGCTTTGCCTTTTGCAACTAATTCTTTAAGCCCTTTAATTTCTTTTCTTATTTGTATTTCAAATAATTTAACATCTTCTGCTTCTTTTTTTATTCCATCAAATAATTTTTTATAGCCTTGTGCAGCTTTTGTAACATGGGGTGTTGCATTGTCACTTACCTCATCTACACCACCATTCCTTATAGCTTTAGAAACCCTTTCACGAAAGCCAACTTCTGAAAGTGTTTTAGTACGTTTAATAAAATCAGCACTTTTTTGACCAAGCATTTGTATTGATCTGCCAATATCTCCTTCTTTGGCAACCAATCCTCTAAAAGCAAGATAGGCTTCATCGGATATTCTAATACTATCCATGAGCATACTTAAATATCTAGTTCTAAAGTTTGTTTCTACAGATTGATCCATAGATTCACCAGTTACAGAGCCACCTCTAACTTTCTTTTGAATTACACCACCCATATCAACTAACTGTGATGCTATTTTCCTTGATGTAAGATTAAGGCTTTGAGTTAATCTTGTAACGGGATTCCATTTAAGCTTTTCAAGTTTTATACCCGTTTCTGCAAGAGCTTCTTGATCCATTAATGATTTTAACACAATAGGACTTTCAGGATTTGCCATAGAACCAGCACTTCTAAAAATACCTTCTTCTCCTTCTTGGGCAAACTCATCTGCTGGATTTATATTTTGTGTTATACGTCTACCAAAAAAACCACCGACTGTTCCACCAACAACACCAGCTCCAATTAATGGAATTAATGTCTGTGCAAATTCACTTCTTCCTTCATTTTGAGAGGCAATTAAAAATTCTTCAGGAGCATATAAAGCCGTGGTAAAAGCTGCACTACCTATAAATCTTTTAAGAAAACTTGTATTAGATAAGGTCTTATATGTACCAACTGGAGAAACAATTAATGGAGATACTAAACCACCCATACCAATAGCAAGTAAATTACCATTTTCAATTATATCTAAATCTTTTAAATCTGCATCTAGCCTTTCTAATCGCATAGCTGTTTCTTCGGCACTTGCACTATTTAAAAATCGCCATTCATATCCTTCGGGTATTTGTTCATCAGCTAATGGATCGTAAGATGGGTCATCTTCAAAATCAAAATTTTCTATCATTCTCATTATAGATGGAGCAGGGCTATATTGCCTAAATCCAGCTTCAAAAGATTCTCCAAAACTATATTCTTCAGGTGCAGTTACTGGGGATTTGTAAACATCACTATCTGATGCTTGCTCAACAAAATTCATATTATTTTGCATATTAGAAAATATTGAGTTCATTGACTGACGATATAAAGGTGTTTTAATCATCTTACGTTTAAAACCCTCCATCTTTTAGAGTCATAATATTCTTCTAATTCTTCAAGAGTTTCTTTGTTGCTGATTATAGGTAATATGTCTTTTTGATAATTTACTCTAACATTATTGTTAATTGATAACGCAACCTTGTTATACATATTGGTAAATTTTAACCATGTTTCTGCTCTGTCTCTATTACTTTTAATAGTGTCCATAACAGCAGAAATATTGTTTTTACTCATAAAACTAAATGTTGTGAAAATCTTTCTAAATGTCTCACTTGATAATCTTTCCAATGCTAATTTATAATCTTTATTTTCCTGAGATGTATTCCAATGCCAAGTATATCTATCAGATATTGTTTCCCTTCTTCCATCATCTGTTACTGCAACAGCTCTATAGGTCTGCTCTCCTACACCTTCATTATTAGGTAAAAATATTATATTTCCATTATCAATAGCTTCTCTAACTTTTGGGTCTTTTGTACCCCCACCAAATGTCATGTTATATTTAGAAACAACATCTTTTATTAAATCTTCTTGTGTTAATGTATAGGCATCTCCTGGTATTGTTGCTTGCCCATATTTTAACAAGCTAATTCCTTCGGCTAAATAAGCATTGCCATTTTGATCTTCCTGAACATTAATGCGACCTGAAAACTTATACATAGCTCCAATAACGGCACTTTCTAATGCTTGTTGTGGTTTTTTAGGGTCTAATTTTCCTTGAAATACCTGAGATTTAACTTCTCTCATTATCATATTAAACAAAGCTGGGTCTTTTGCTGTTAAATCAGATAAATCATTAACACCATTTTGGTCATACCAAGCTCTCATAGCTTTTGCTACTGTAGGGTCAACATTTAGATTTGGACTTAATATTCTCATAAACCAATTATCGTCTATGTTACTTCCAACTTCTTTTATTATTTTTGTTAAAACTTGCGTGTCATCTAAGTCCTCGTCTCCAAAAAATAAACTTAATGATCTTTTTCCTGATTGCGTATTAAAAGATGAGGCAAAATTACTTGCATCATTATAATACTTTGCACTTTCAAGAATATTTAAATCAAGTTTGTTATTCTCTGCAAATTTATGCCAATAAATTACCCAATCTCTGCCATGTTTTTTAACAAATGCTTGTTTTAAACTTGAATAAAACTTTTTAATGTTATTAAAGCCAACATCATTAGAAGTTAATATGTTATTAAGGGCATTAGATGAGTTTTCTGATAAAAATCCTATTGAAATAGCTGATCCAACTTCTTGATCTACACTTTTAACTCTTATATTTTCATCGTCACTTAATATACTTAATGGCTCATCAAAACCATTTACAAGAACTGTTTTTGGTAATGAATCAACAATTTCATTTCTTTGTGTGTTAGTTACTGGTATTCCAGCTTCTATATTATCTTTAGCTTGGTTAACATTATGAGCTTTAGTCTGAGCTTCGTCCCAAGCAGTTTTGTATTTAGCAACTCTTTTTGCCCATGCTTCTTTTGTGTATTTAGCTGTTTTAGATGTTCCTATAAAACCTTTTTCAATTAATTTATTAACATATGTTGTTTCTAATAATTGTGCTGGGTGTATCATCTGATCTGTTTGACCTGATAGCATAAGCTCTAATTCAAAAGCCAAATCATCATTATTTAAAACAAGTTGATTATCACGATAATCAGCTCCTAATTTTAAAATGGCATTAAAGTTAGGTATGCTTAAATCTTTATTTTCTAAATGGTCATACAACCCATTTATGATTTTATTCTTTTTTTTGTTTTTCAACATATTAATTTGATTGTACTCACTTGGAGCAGTATCGCTTTTGTCTATTTCTCCTATTTCCCCAAGTTTACCAAATTGAACATTTTTAATTAAACGAGTTATATCATTATTAAAATCTTTTACTTGTTCTGATTTTAATTCTTTATTAATAAATTTCATTGCCCTTCTTACAGCAATCTTATCGTCTAAAAGTAATTCACTTATCTGTGTTTCACTTGGCAATATTGGATTTGTA